GGTGATGTTTGCGCTTCAGCAAAGTAATTTCTATGTAGTCATCAACGAAATATACGAAGATTTTAATTCATTTGCGACAGTTTGTTTATATATAGAAGAATCGCGTATCAAGCAGAAAGGCTTTAATGGCCTGAACTTTCGAGCTTTGCCCATCAACTCCTATGTGTTTGCCGAGTCTGAATCAGGAATGGTGGACACAGTATTCAGGGAATTTGATCTATCTGCCAGGCAGTTGAAGCAACGCTTTCCTGAGAAGAGTCTTCCGGGCGTGGTGTTGAAAGCCATTGAGAAGAACCCTGATGATCGATTCGACATGCTGAGAGTCATTGGACCCCAGGACGAACTGGAAGCCAAGGTGGCTAAAAGTTTTGAGTTTGCCTCTATAGATATATTTAAAGATAAGGCAATGGTCCTTGAGGAACGCGGCTACCATGAATTTCCTTATATGGTCGGACGCTGGGATAAAGCATCTGGCGAAACCCGTGGACGCGGCCCTGCCATGATAGCGATGGACGATATTAAATCTCTGAACCAGCTTCGTAAGTTGGAATTGCAGGGATTAGAAAAGGCTGTTAACCCATCCATCCTGGCAGGCGAAGAAGGATTTATCGGCAACGTGAAGATGGGTGGAAACTCCATCATCTATTCACGCGATCCTCAGAGTGTCAGATTACTGCCTACTGAATTGCGCCTGGATCTTTCGTCATTGAAGGCTGAAGATCTGCGCCGAGGTATTAGGGATATGTACCTCACCGATCAAATGAACCTCCCGCAAAGTTCTCGCATGACGGCTGAAGAGATTATGCAACGCCGTGGCGAGATGGAACGACTACTCGGTCCAACGATTGCCAGGTTTGAAACTGAAGTGCTGGGGCCGATGCTTGAAAGAGCAGTGAGCATCATGCTGAGAACGGATGCAATAGCACCCGCTCCTGAAAGCATGCAATTAGTTGATTCAATAGACATCGAGTATGTCGGGCAACTCGCAAGAGCGCAGAGGATGAGCGAAGTGCAGTCCATGCAGGGTTGGGTTGGACTACTGGGACAGTGGGGCCAGATTGACCCTGAAGTATTCCAGGTTGCTGATCTGAAAGCTATGGCAAGAGCCGCTGCTCCGATCATGGGCGTTCCTAAAAAGGGAGTACGCGGAGCCGCAGAAGTTCAAGAAAAGATTGACGCAATAAAGCAACGAGAAGCACAAGCCATGCAACAACAACTACTGGCGCAGATGGCTGAGTCAGCAGGCAAAGCCGCACCCGCATTAAAAGCATTAGAAGATGGAGGAGCAAACTTAAGTGACGAAGACAAGCAAGCCTTCGCAGAGCAATTCTCAGGAGCCGCTTGAGCGGCCTGAAGAAAAGTTACTAAGAGCGTTTCACAATACATTTAGAAGCCAAGCAGGCTCCGTAGTCTACGACTTTTTCGAAAGTCAGTATAACAACACCTCCAGTTTTGTTCCTGGCGAACCAGAGACTACGGCTTATAACGAAGGTTGCCGCGCTGTGTTCTTACAGATAAAGCACAACTTGGAACACTGGGAAAAACGAGGAAAGTAATTTATGAGTGAAGAAGAGATAACCTCTGAGTTGGAGGCCTCAGAAACCACGGAAGAAGTTTCCAGTGATGAAGTTGCAACAGAAGCAGAAAAATCCTGGCGCGATGATCTGCCAGAAGAGTTGCAGGGCGTTAAGACTCTGGAGAAGTTTAAGGATGTATCAGGCCTGGCAAAGAGTTATGTCCAGACTGAGAAGTATTTTGAGGGTGCGATTCGCATTCCAAAAGACGGTGCTACCGATGAAGAGTGGAATACTTTCCACGCTAAGATGGGACGGCCTGAAACCTCCGATGACTACGAGTTTGAGAAAACCGAGTTGCCGGAGGGGATGAATTACGACACTGAGTTTGAGAAAGCATTCTTAACCAGAGCGCACAAGAATGGTTTCAACAATGCCCAGGTCAAAGATATGTACGATTGGTGGAACGGCATCTCGAAAGAAATGTACGTTGAGAACCAAGTCAATACTGAGAACACGATCCAAAAAGCTGAGATTGAACTAAGGGCTGATTGGGGCAGGCAGTATGACGAAAAGCTTGCTGGCGTACAAAGGTTGGTTGATAAGTACGCATCCGAAGAAGATAAGGAATATTTGAACCAAGGCGCAGGCAATGATATTCACCTCGCCAGAATGATGGATCGAATTGCGAAAGACTTCGGTGAAGCCAGACATCTTGGCGATCCTAAGTTGAATGCGTTCACTGATCCAGAGTCAGCGCAGAGAGCGAAGGATGCTTTCTACAATGATTCCAAGTCAGAAGATTACAAGGCATATTTCGATAACTCGCACCCAGAGCATAAGAAGATGGTGGCGATGGTATCCCGCTGGAACAACACGATCCACGGTGGTGAATAATGCCATTAACAGAAAATATCAAGTGTGATGATTGCATTTACCTTGTAGATGTAACCAGCATATGCAGTGAGTACAACGCATTGGTTAATCCTGAAGAAGTGCGAAATTGTTATTTCTACAGAGCCATACCAGTGCTAGAGAAGCCTAAAGAGGATAAGCCAGTATGAACGGCCCCTAAGAAAACAGCTAAAGCTGTACCGAAGGTTTCTAGAACGAAAGTGAAGCGCAAAGCTTCAAAGAAGTTAGTAACAGCATAAGTCCTGGCAACCCGTAAGGGTCAGGTGGCAAGCCAGGGAAGTCCACAAGTCGTGGGTAACTTTCCGAAATAACGAAATTTATTATTTTAGGAGAGTTACCCAATGTCTACAGAAATTAACAAGGCATTTGAAGTAGAGTTCAGCGATAACTTCATCCATCTTGCGAGTCAGAAAGACTCCAAGTTTGGAAGTCGTGTTCGCTCTGAGCAAGTCAATGATGCCAAGAGTTTCCATTTTGACAGAATGGACACCGTAAATATGGTCCAAGCTGTCAGTCGGCATGAAGACACCCCGTTAACCGAGGTTCCGTTTTCGCGCAGGCGCGTAACATTTAACACTTACAGAGCGGTTGATTTGATCGATTCACCTGATCGAGTGAAGATGGCTAAAGATCCAACGTCACCTTCCATGAAGCAATTGGTTTGGTCTTTGAATCGTCAGAAAGATGATTTGATTATCGCTGCCGCTTCTGGCAACGCATTCGCAGTTGACTCTGCTGATTCTTCTTCTACGGTTGCTTTGCCTTCCGGGCAAAAAATTGCAAGCGGATCAGCCGATTTAACGCTCGCAAAAATTATTAATACAAAGAAAATCTTGCTGAATAACGATGTTGATCCTGAAGAAGAGCCGATGTATTTCGCTATTGGCCCTGATCAGTTGGAAGCATTATTGAACAACTCAACCATCACCTCCGCAGATTACAATTCTATACGTCTGCTTATGTCTGGTGATATTGATACGTTCATGGGATTTAAGTGGATCATATCTACTCGCCTGGTTAAATCTAGCAACGACAGAAAATGTCTTGCATGGGCGCAGAGTGGTCTTGGTCTTGCCATGAATGGTTCTCCGAACATCAGAATTTCAGAACGTGCAGACAAGAACTATTCGACTCAGATATTTGTAGAAGCCAGTATGGGTGCTACTCGTATTGAGGACGAGAAAGTTGTTGAGATTCTATGTGACGAATCTGCGTAATTAACTGAAACGGCGTAGCAAAACTGTTGCGCTTTAATTTTGTTTAAGGAGTACTAAACATGGGAACTACATATTCAACAGAGATTACCAACTTTCGGGCATCCCCGCAAGTTAAGGTAAGCCCTGGTAGTGCCACTGGTAAAGTTCGTGTATGGTCTGACACCATCGCGGTCGGCACTGGTGACATTGATGACAACGATATTGTTGTGATGGCAAGCATTCCTGGTAACGCCAAAATCAAAAGTATCAAACTTTATAACGATGATTTGGATTCCGGTGGCTCGCCTGCACTGGTAACAGATGTTGGTATTTATAACGGCCCTGCGGCTTTCGTAGATACGGATTCTTCGGCTACAAGTTACGCGGCTGGGGCTGTGATTGATCGAGATTGTTACGGAACGGTTTCTACTGTTCTCCAGGCGGCTGTTACGGCTGGGACGGAGTTTCGTTACGAAACGCTCAATATCAACACAGTTGGCAACTTTATGTGGGAAGACGCTGGATTGACTTCTGATCCTCGCGCTAACCTCTTTGTTGCGCTGACCATCGAAACGGTTGCGGCTACTGCTGCTGCTGGTGACATCACGATGGTTGTTGAGTACATCGTCAACTAATGGAAGGGGGGAGCTTCGGCTCCCCTTTTTTATACCTAATTACAAAGCCTTTTATAACGGTTACAAATGAGTTCATTCGTAGAAATTACAGCTAATGCTCTAAGACTTATTGGTGATGATCCTATCACTTCACTGACTGATGACACGGAACGAGCAAGGTTAGTCAATGCTATTTACGAGGAAGTCAGGGATGAAGTTACAAGGGCCGCAAAATGGAATTGCGCTGGAGCCAGGCAAGTCCTAGCCTCTCTTACCGAAACACCAGCATTCGGCTGGTCGTACTACCATCAATTGCCATCAAATTGCTTAAGGGTCATGGATGTTCTATCCGGCGAGACAAGAATTAACCACGCAATTGAAGGTCGCAAATTAATGACTGACACTAGTTCAGTCAACCTCGTATTCCTCAAAAAACTTACAGACCCAAATGATATGGATTCGCTCTTCATAGGCGCGTACACGGCAAAGCTTGCTGCAGAATTAGCCGAGCCTGTTACAGGGAGTCGTTCCTTGGCTGAACAGATGTGGCAATTGTATGAACGAAAGATAAGAGAAGCGAGAACGATTGATTCGCAGGAAGGAACGCCAGTGGAAATGGATGTTCAATCGATTCTTGATGCACGGAGAGGCACAGTAGTTTAATGGCAAAATCCGCTTCCATAATATCCACCTTCACGGCTGGAGAAATTACAGAGCGTCTGGATGGAAGGGTTGACCTTGCGAAGTACAAGGATTCTCTCAAGGTTCTGGAAAACGGAATAGTCCTTCCTCACGGTGGTATCAAGTCTCGCGGAGGATTCCAGACTGTGGCAGATGTCAAGATGGTTGCCGCTGGATCTGAGTTAATCACCAATGGCGCTTTTGGCTCTAACATATCTGGGTGGACTGATAAATCAGTAGGTACGGGTAGCATCGCCCATAGTACCAACTTGATGAATATCGTATCTACGAATGCGAGCAATTACGGTTGGGCAGAGGATAACTTCACCACCGTATCCGGCCAGCGTTATGTGATGAGCTTTACCATTGGCACGGGTGCTATCAATGTGCAGATAGGCAATGCGACTGCTGGTGAGCAGATATTGGCTTCTACGAGTTATTCAGCGGCCACTCATACGATTGAGTTTACCGCAATCTCGACAACCACATATATTGGCTTTAAGCATACAACCAGTGCCACACATACCCTGGACACGGTAACTGTTAAGAGCGGCACTCAGTCTGCCAAAGTCAGGGTAGTGCCATTTGAGTTTAGTGTTACTCAGCCTTACATCCTTGAATTTGGCAATCTTTATATCCGGGTCTACAAGGACAACGGACAGATTCAATCTGGTGGTGCGCCAGTAGAGATAACGACAACTTATTTAACAGCAGACATACCTAACTTACACTTTTCACAATCAGCGGATACGCTCTACATCGCTCATAAGGAATATGCGCCGAAGAAACTCACAAGGTCATCAGACACATCGTGGACGCTCACAACCATCAGTTTTACGGGTTCGACATTCCCTTCTACTTTTTGCGCTGGGTCTGCTGGTACTGGTACTGACGGTAATAATAAAAACCCCGGAGCCGTCACGTTCTTCAACCAGCGACTCTATTGGGGAGGTTCAAACACAGATCCTCAGAAAATTTGGGGGTCTGAGGTAGCAAGTTTTGAATCAATGGAACAAGGGAGTGCTGGGGATGATAACAGCGTTGAATTCACCCTGGTTGCGAACCAGGTTAACGCCATTCAGTGGCTTGCGGAGTCTACGGATATGCTCTGTGGCACACTCGGTGGTGAATTTACCATTACTGGCGGTATCGATGACAACATCACTCCCACCAATATCAAGGCAGTCCGACAAGCAGGATTTGGTAGTAATAAGGTCGGGCCGCTCAACGTAGGGAATTTACTTTTATTCAACCAGAGAGCTGGTCGTAAAGTTCGCGAGCTGGTATTCAGCTTCGATGTGGATGGTTATTTAGCTCCTGATATTACGTTATTGGCAGAGCATGTTACTGCATCCGGCATCGTTGATATGGCGTACCAACAGGAAGAGGATACGGTCATCTGGGCATGTACTGCTGATGGCGATTTGATTGGGTCTACTTACTTACGCGATCAGAATGTCATTGCATGGCATCGCCATCCAGTTGGAGGGGAGTTGCCAATCGTTGAATCCGTGGCAGTCATACCTTCTGCTGACGCACTTAGAGATGAGCTTTGGATTAGTGTTAAGAAAAGAGTCAACGGCATTACCAAAAGATTTATTGAATATCTTAACCCAGCAGTATTTTCGGATTCATGCTTAGTCTTGGATAACCCTGTCACAATCACAGGCGCTACTCAAGCGAATCCAGTTGTAGTCACCGCATCGTCACATGGGTTCAGCAACACGGATTT